GCGATCATCACGTAGTTGCAGGTGTACTCGAAGCGGCGGTCCGCCGGGTCGAGGGGAAGCGGAGCAGGCCGTGCCGACAGCCGGTGCACGTGCTGGATGTGCACGCCGTCCACGGTAGTCGGGAAGTTCGCACCCAGGATCATCGCGTCCAGCTGCCGTGCCGCGTCCTCGGCGGCGAGCGGGTCGTCGGACGGCCCGCGGACCCGTGCCTGGAAGGCCCAGCCGTCGGTGGCGGGCTCCTCGGTGAGATACCCCGGGCCGCCGGAGCCGGTGATGTGCACGACCTTGTCCGGCTCTTCCAGGATCTCCGGGCCGGGCAGCAGCGGGTAGCCCGACTCCTGCCGGTCGTCCCAGCCGATCGAGATGATCCAGTCCATGATGACCTTCGTCTGCGCGGTCACAGCCGACCCCGCAGCCCGTGGGGCTCGTTCTTCCCGGGGATGCGCATGACCTTGCCGTTGCGCATGAAGTAGACCGTGAGGCCCGCCGCCAGCCGTGCCCGGAGGGTGGCGCGGCTCTTGGCCCGCAGCTCCTCCTTGGTGAGCCGGTGCACCTTCGGCGGCCGGTCGTAGATCTCGCGCGCACCGAGGTGCACCTGCGGGTGGCCGGACTTGAGCAGGTCGCCCCACTCGCGCGGAGCGCTCAGCTCGACCTGGTCGGACAGGTGCTCGGCCGAGCGCTTCATCGCCTCCTGGCCGCCGTCGTGCAGCACGGTGTGCGCGTAGTCGTCCAGGTATTCCCGGTAGTGCGTGAGGAACGGCTGCTCGAGGAACTTCGCCTGGCCGCCGCGCGGGTGGTGGAACTCCAGGTGCTCGTGCTGGTAGTGGGCGTACACCTGGTTGACCTCGACGCTGGCTCGGATCATGCCTTCGGAGCTGCCGGTCATCTCCCGCAGCTGTGCGATCTGATCGGCGAACGTCGAGGTCATCCCTGGTACCACGTGCTTCCCGAGATGTCGGAGTACCCGGGCCGCCACATGTCCGACGGCACGTCGGCCTGCAGGCCGCCGGTCATCGGGTTGATCGTGGTGTTCGAGTCGTCCCCGTTGAAGATGCTCGGAATCCTGTTGATCACTACGCCGGGCACTTCGCCGACTCCGCCGGGGATCGCGACGTCGAGCCGCAGGTTGCCGTCGCGCACGGCGTTGAGGATGCCCTGTGCGTCCTTGTACCGCAGCATGACCGGGTGGTCGACCGCCAGCACCTTGCTCTTCATGTAGGTGACGGTCGCCCAGAACGTGGCCAGGTCGAGGGTCAGGTCATGGAAGATGGCAGGCGGTACGGCCTGCGGCGTGGAGCTGTCGAAGACGTTGCCCGCGTACACGCTGACCCGGTTGGACGCGGCCTGCAGCGCGAGGGTGAGCTGTGCGTCGCTCAGCTGCGCCGCGGTGCCGGAACCGGCGTCGGTGCTGTCCATGGTCAGCCGGAGGTCGGCGAGCGTCGCGTACAGGGTGGTCATGTCACACCGATGTCGAAGGAGAAGTGCCCGAGGTGCAGGGACAGGGCTCCGCCGCCTGCCTGGTGGATGATGTACGCCACCAGGATGATCAGAAGGATCACGATCAGCAGCCAGAAGATCGTCCAGACGAAGCCCGGGACCGTGATGCTGCCTACCGTCCGCGGCGCCATGTCAGTTGCTCACTCCCACCGCTAGCCCGGTCGCCGAGCCGGTGCCGGACCAGCAGCCGGTGCCGCCCGCCAGGCTGCGGGTCGGCGCCCAGATGTTGCCGGGCAGCTGCTGCAGGATGTTGTTCGGCGAGGCCTGCGCGGTGATCAGATTCGGCTGCGAGTAGACGGGCGGGTAGTCCGACACGTCGTACGGGTCGGTCCACGCCCAGGTCGGCGCGGCCGAGAAGGTCACCGAGATCGAGTAGCCGGGCGGCAGCAGGACGTTCTGCGGCGTAGTGGTGCCGACCTGCGTCTGGTTGCCCGACTGGTCGTAGGTGTAGATGAAGGTCGACGTGCCGCCCGTGAGCGCGACCCGCACGGTCTGGCCGGTCGTGTTGGCGACCTTCACAGTGGTCAGCGGGACAGCCGGAGTCGGAACTGACATCAGCTGGTGCCTCCTCCCGAATCCGGGTTGTCCGAGGGCGCGCCGCCTCCGGCATCGATGACGTCCTGTGCGACGGACAGACTGACCATGTTGCCGGTGCCGATCGCCGTCTCCAGCGCACTGCCGACCGGGACGTCGACCACGGTGCCAGCCTGGATCCGCTGACTGGCACCGTCGTAGGTGAACGTCGTGTCCACGGTCACCATCCGTACGTTCGCGCCCATCGCCATGCTCCTTATGACGTCGCGATTGCGGTCAGGTCGGTGTAGGTGATCTGGTTGAACGGGCAGATCGCCGTCAGGGTCAGCGGGTAGATCCGCTGCTGTGCCGCGCGCCGGTAGGCGGTCTGAACCTGGCCTGCGGAGACGACGGTGGGGATGTAGACCACCCGGGCTAATCCGTACAGGTTCTTGCCGACCACCGCGACCGCCACGTTCGTGAAGGTGGTGGACAGCGTCAGCACCGACTTGCCTGGCTGGCCCGCGCCGGGCGGCGTGACTGCGATCGATCCGCAGTTGCCGTAGGCGAGGTTGACGTTGGCCAGAGTCTCCTCTGTCAGCGAGGTGGTGACCTGCAGGTCGGCGGTGTTGACGGACACGCCGACCGGCGTCGGCTGCTCCTCGATCATGATGTTCTGCGTGGTCGGGTTGAACGTGACCGTGACTCCGGCCTCGGTGGCGCCGACGTACGCCCAGCCTAGGCCGGTCCACGAACTGCCCACGCCCAGGTTCTGATCGGACGGGACCGAGGTGCCGGTGGCCGCGGTGAACAGGATGCCAGTCCCGTAGATGACGTTGGTGGTGGTGTAGTTCGGCGGCGAGTAGACAAGAGGCGGACCGGGCATGTCAGCCCTCCAGATCCTGAGTAAGGGTCACGCCTGCGTCGGCTGCGGCCTGCACGTACGCAGCAGCCATGCCCGCGGGGACCTCGGTGTACTCGGTGCCGATGATCCGTCCAGCGAAGTGCAGCTCCGAGTGGGGCGGTTCGACCTTCAGGCGCACCGGAAGGCCGTTGACAGTCGCCGCCGGTGAACGTCGAAGAGCGGCCAGCTGCTTCTCCAGTTCGACGATCCGCGCATCGCGGGGGTCTTCAGCTTCCTGCTTGCTGCCCTCATCAGGCTGCTTGCTGCTCGCTGCTGGCACGGTCCGCTCCTCTCAGTTGCTCAGGCCGGAGTGTCCGACGTCGTCGGCCGAGGTGATCTGGGTCAAATTTCCCGCGCCGATCGCAGTGTAGAGCTTGCCAGCCGGATCGAGCAGCAGCTCCATGCCCTGCAGCCACGTAGTCGACCCACCGGCCGCGCCAGCTCCGCTGCCCCATGTGCCCACGCCTGCGGGACCGTAGCTGCCGGTACCGAAGTTCGCGGGCGCGCCGACGCCGACGGCGGTGGACGCCGTGCCGGAGTTGTTGTCGTCCGGGAGGAACGTCCCAGACGTCACCGTGATCTTGGAGTTCAGGCGGTAGCGGTTGATCGCCATCAGAACCCCCAGCCTGGCGCGGCCGGGACAGCCTCGCCGACCCCGGAACCGGAGTAGGCGGAGGTGAGCACCAGATCGCCGAAGCTCTTGGCGGTGTTGTGGGCGTTCGCGAAACCGGGGGCCGCGATCACGATCGAGGTCGCGGTCGAGCCTGAGCCGACGGTCACGATCTCCGACAGCGCGGCGTCGCTGAAGTACAGCGACTCGCCAGCCGTGAACGCGGCTCCGCCCGCGGCGATCGGGAGCGCCACCGCGTTGGCCGCCACCGAGCCGTTGCTGACGGGTAGGACCCACGTCCATGTGCCGACCACGGAGTACGTGACCGAGATGGTGCCGCCTGCGGGCACGGCGTAGGCCGCGTTGGTGGTGCCGACCTGGACGCCGTTGACGTAGACGAAGGTCAGCGTGAACCCGCTCAGGGTCACGATGACGATCGAGCCCTTGGTGTTGGTGACCAGGTTGGTGGTCGCCGTGCCGCTGGCGGGAACGCCGGGTGCGGATCCGACGGTCACCAGGCCGGGCGTGAACTGCCACTCACAGCCAGCACACCGGGAGATGGTCCCGTTGATGTTGACCATGTTGTGCCGCACGCGAGTACCGCACCGCGGACAGACCACCACGGCGGCCACCGGCTCGCTCGGAATCCCAGACGACGCCACGGCTCACCTCACCCGGTCCCGGCACGCGCTCCCGCGCGGGCACGCCGCGGCGGCAGGTCCACCGCTTCCTCCATCGGCTTCTGCTCGCTGTCCGGCTGCGGCTCGGCCATCTCCGGGATCTTCTGCAGAACCTGGACGCCGCTGGAGCCGCCGGGGTCCGGACGGACACCGGCCGGGGGGCCGAACTGCCGGTTGGAGAGCATCCGCGGCAGGATCTGCGGCATCTCCTGGCTCTGCTCCTCGATCCGGCGGATCCGCGGCGGACCGTACTTCGGGTTGAGCAGGTTCTGCACCCGGGACTCGTCCGCCTCGAACGTCTCGCCGGGCGTGATCAGGTCGGACTGCTTGTCGACGTCGCCCTTGCGGGGCAACGAGATGTTCATCAGTGCCTGCCAGCGCGGCATCCTCACACCCCCGACAGAAGGCAGACGGCGAGCGGCTGGTCCAGGCCGATGGCGCTGGCCCGCTGCGTGTCCGACCGCCAGGTCTTGCGGGGCTCGTCCCGGTACAGCGGACCCGCGAGGAACGGCAGCTCGTCGGCGTAGAAACCGGCGCGGTGCCGCTGCATGATGATCGCGTTGCCAGCCGGGACCTGCCGGGAGACCAGCGTGTCCAGGTTGAAGATCTTCTGCGGCAGCATGCCCGTGTACAGCAGGTTCTCCGACGCGATGTCGCCGATGTACGGCGCGGCGAACGTGCTGCTCTGCAGCAGCGTGTTCTTCGTGCCGTGGTTGATGATCAGCGTGTCGGCTTCGAAGCCAAGCCACTGCGTGACCCCGGAGGGGCTCACGATGTTGGCGTTCTCCACCAGGTAGCAGCCCTGGGCGATGTCGGCGCGGATCGTCGCCGAGGCGGACGACCAGGCGTTCGACACGGCGAGGGTCTGGATCGAGGCGTTGGCCACCACGGCGGAGTAGAAAGCCGTGTTCCAGCTGTAGACCATCGTGTTCTTGACCTGCAGCAGCTGGCGGGTCACCGGGTCGATGGTCTGACGGCGGCGCATCTCGTCGGAGACCATGATCGCCATCGCGCGCTCGTGGGTGAACACCACGCGCGGGATGCCGATGGAGGTCGGCACGACAGGGACCTCACCGAACTCGGGCCGGACCTC